CATGTCGGCCGCCACAATGGTGGTGCCGGCCGAGAAGGTGTTCGTTACCGCTAGCGTTGCCATCTACCTGAGCCTCCTCGGCGTGTAGGCGAAAGCAACGGCGTTCATTTCCCAATGGTTGTTCGTTGTTGGGCCGTTGACCTTCATACTTACACTCTTTGCTGTCCCGAGAGTAGGCAGGTTCTTCACCACTGCCGTAAGGTCTCGAGCGATTGCGTCCCATGCTGCGTAATACGCCGAAGTGCTGTCAGCGTCATCCCACTTCGCCGTGTTCCACAACGAAGTCGATGTCTTCCCCGTGATCGAAACATTGAAGCTCGTTGTCTGTTCCGACTTGTCATAGTCCTTGTACACCTGCACAGGCAACGAAATCGTCGACTCTGCCGAAGTCACCATGCGGGGCCTGCCCCACCGCTTCTTCACAATCGGGTTCTTGCCGGCGATCCACCGCGTCACGAAATAGGAACTGATATGCGTTTCCGCCGAAATCGCATACCTGTCGGTGCTGCGCTGCTGATCGTCTTCAACATCGACCAGAACGCCGGTATTGGCGACACATGCCCCGAACACCGTCGAAGACGAGTTCGGCGGCTGAAACGAATACAACGCTGCAGCGTCAATATCGGTCGTCACCCAGGCGCCGCCGGCGATGGTCGGGTCGTAGATGAGGGTGCGGCGCGTCGTCGACCCGCCGCTAGTCCAGTCGACGCTCACATACAGCTTGTTGTTCCCCCATGCGAGCTGCGGGTTCGTACTGAATGTGATGCGCCCGTCGTCAATCGCTGGCGACATCTTGTCGAACACCCACACAAAGTTCTCACGGTCATACAGGTACACGCCCCTGTCGGCATGCCAGAAGAACGCCCCGTAAGGCGTTGAGACCGGCGAAGAAAGCGGAACAGAACCGACGTTGTTGCTCAACGTCGTGACCTGAAACGAATCAGAATCGAAACCGAACACGGCATGCACGCTGTTCGACTTGAACACCAGAAGCCTGTCGCCCATCGGGCACAGGCCCGTGATGTAGTCGCCGTGGTCGCCCTTGTCGATGTCGACATAGTCGGTGTCGGTCCAGGTCTCAGGATCGTTGGCGTTCGACCAGCGCAACCGATACTTGTGGGCCGTACTCGACTCGTAGGTGTTGGCAACCCACGCAAAGTTGTTCCACGCCGCTATGTACTGGGCCTGCGGCATGTTGCCGGCAGCGCCGAACGTCACCCCCAGATCAGCAGCCGACGATCCATCCCACTTGAACGAAGGCTTGTCATACGAAACACCGTAGGCAACATTGTTCATCGTCACCCCGTACACGCGGCTACCGTCCGTGCGGGCCGTGATCCCAGACAGGTTCGTGAAGTTCGCCGAAGCCGAATGGGCAACAGCGGTCCCGTAGTTGACCATCACCTGGTTGGTGCCCGAATCGGTGTGAAACCCCCAGATCCCCTGAATGTCGGACCCCAACGCCGTCGTGTTCCGACGGTCCACGCCGTCACGTTGCCGAATGCCGCCACGCGGATCGACAAGGACATTCAACAGGTCGGGAGATTCGTTCTCCGCCAGATTGAACTGATCGGTTCGGAGGTTCAACCCGCCCGTAAACGATTCAAGAGCCTCAAGCTTCCAAGTCGGTGCCACCGATCACTCCCAGGAGTATCGAAGACGATCTGGCAAATAGGACTGCGACCGCCACCTGGAAACCCTGCGATAGTTCAACCTGACCGGCTGCCACGCCGGCATGTCCTCGTAGCGTGCCCGCAAGTTGTCCAACTCCTGGTTGAAGATGGAGAAATACTGTGCGGACATCGCTGGGTCTTCCTGCTGTTCGTAGGCTCGAGCAATCCCGTAGGTTGCAAGCACCATGTGGAACGGATCAGGAAGATCAGAAGGCTCTGTAGCGTCAGAAGATCCCGCTCCGAAAGCGGCAGGGTTCTTGTATCCGCGCACATAGATCGTTTCTCCCGACGAAGGCGTCGGGTAGAAGCGGACAGTGTCCGCCCAGAACGACCAGTACCACGGGTCTCCAGTTGATTCGCTGTTCAGCGGATACGACACATCGCCGTCATCGCGGCCGATGTATTCGAGAACGTGGTTGTCGGTCTTCAACGCCGCTATCTCGCGGAGACCGTTCGTTACCGACGCCCCTGCCGTGGCAAGGCTGTAATCTTTCGTGTCGGAAGAAGTCGTAAACGTGGTCGACACTTCAAAGAACGGCCACCGCTTCTCCGAATAGACGATCACATCGTATGCTTCGCCCAGGAAACGGTTCATCACATCGTCGGAAATGTCCGTCGAATCGATGTCCACCACTGAACGGATGTACGACCGCATGGACGAAATGTCCATCGGCTACTCCTTCGGCGTGTGGAAGACGCACAGGTCGCTGCCCGTAACAGGACGCCCCTTGCAGGGTGCCCCGTCACGGGTCAGCGAGCTGCACAAGATGACCTCGGGAGCTGGAACGGAGGTGGCGATACGCTGAACCCGTTGAACATTCCGCGACGAACCCACAGTTTGGGGTCGAGGCGAAGCGTCACGGTAGCCGTCGGCAGGCTGCCCATACGGGCGTTGCCCTGCCTTGTGTGCGTATGCGAAACCTCGTCCCATCATGCTCCCAAGAAGTCAGGTACGGGGCCTAAGCAGGCGTGATCCCGTACATGTAGCCCTGACGGGCACGGTTGGAGGTGGTCAGCTCGCCGTAGCAAAGCAGCTGCGAGAACACCGCATCCTGGTTGGTTGGACGCACGAACGGCGTCGGCTTGAACCAGACATCCGAATGAGCGACCAGTTGCAGGTATTTGGTGTTAAGCATGTAAAGCTTGCCCTCACCTGCCAAGGTGCCGTCGAAGGTGATCGGGGCGCCCTTGAACAGAAGGTTCTGGAAGCCACCGTCAGCCATGTCGGTGTCGGTGTAGCGGATCTGACCATCCAGTAGAGCCTCGTAAGCCTCGTACTGGTTCTGACCCGTGATGATGATGGTCGGCTGGTCGTTGCCAACCGAGCAGTTGTTGTAGAGGGTAGCCATCGCAGCGACGGTGATCGCACCGCCCTGGTTGGTTACCGCGGAACGCCACCAAGAGTTGTCCGAATCGGTGGCGTCGATGCCACCAGGCGAACCAGTGGAGCCAACCAAGGCGCTCAAACCGAGCATGTCCTTGCTGCTGTTACCGGTGCCGTTTCCGAACAACATGGTGTTCATGTTCTCGATGATGGTTTCCTGCGTCTGGAAGATCTTGCCTTCCAGCAGGTCAATGATCTGAGCTTCGCCGTTGTTCTTGGCTTCCTCAATACCATTGATGGTCACTGTGGCCGCGTACTGCTTCCAGTCGTACTCGGCGGCAGAAATGCCGGTCTGAGCCGTCACGGAAATAGTGTCGGTGCCGCTGTACGAACCAGCGGTTGAGTTCGTCCCGTAGATCACTGGGACGACGATCTTCGCACCACCACTGACCCGACGAATGGTCTGGCCGTTCGTCAAAGCGTAGAACAACGGCCTTGCGCTGAAGATGTTGTCCGTCAGCTTCGGAACGTAGTTCTTGAGTGTGGTGGAGAGAATCTCGTCAAAATTGCTGTTACCAGCAGTCATGTCGTTTCTTCCCCTTTAGGGTTAGGTGCCGTGTTGTTTTTTGGCTTGAGCGAAGGCTTCCCTCAGAGAAGACGGCTGTTTCCCCGCATCCGTTCCAGCAACCACAGCACCCGCCTGGGTGCCCGCCCCGCTTGTCACCGTGGAGGCTTCACGCTTGGCGTCTGTGATTTCCTGGTCTTTCTGCAGTTTCTCGGCCGTGGTAGCCACTTCCCCGTACTTCATGTGGGTAAAAGCGGCTTCCAAGTTCGGGATCCGATTCCTCAAAGCATGTCTGTACAGCTCTGAAGTGTCGAAGTCTCCGTACTTCTTTTTGAGAGTGTTGACTTCCTTCTCTAAAGCCTGCTGTCTCTGAGCCTGCGCCTGCTGCGTCACCTGGGCCTCAAGGGCGGCTATCCGCTTGGCTGTCGGATCTTCATCAACGCCGTCCGAGTAACTCGGTTCGGCGGTGGGGAGGTTGTCCGAAACTCCAAACGCTGACGATAACGCCGCTATGGTGCCGGCAGGATCTGATTCCAGAGCCGAAGCAATCGCCTCGGCCTGTTGCAAACGCTGACGTTCTTCTGCGATTTCCTGCGTCTTGCGGGTGTAATCCGCCTGACGCTGGTAACCGTTCTGAAGCTCCGACAGGCTGACCTGATGTTCCTCGCCGTCGACCTTGACGGCGTAAGATTCTCCAGGTTCCGTTGGGGCTTCTGATGAAACCTCGGGGATGTCCGCCGCAGCGGATTCCGTTGCTTCCATGTTTTCTTCGGGCACTTCGTGTCCCTTCTAGGGGAGTCCAGTAAAACGGTTGCTCCTATTACAGAAATGGCGTTGTCCCACATGGGGTTACAAAGCCGGCAACTCCAATCCCATCTGGTTCTCCAGTTGGAGAAGCAGTTCGGGAGGAACGCCGCCGGTTGGGGCGAAAGCCCCTTCGGGCGGTGCCCCAGGCGGCGGCATGGGGGGTGCGGCCGGCCTGGTAGGTGCCTGACCGGCTTCAGGCGGAGCGACAGGTGCGCCTGAAGGCGCTCCAGTCTGCGGTCCACCCTGCGCCTGCATCAGGAACCGTTCAGGATCCTTAATGTCGAAACCGGTCTTGAGAACGTGAACCGCAAGTGCCTGCGG